TGATTAAGCATACAGGCCCTTACCAATTATATGCAGGAAAAACTAAGAACTTTTATAGATTAAAGCTGCAAACAAAAGATACATTTATAACTATAGTTAATGAAGGATTAATAGATGGATTTAATTTTATAAGCAGCCTTCAAAGAAAATACATTAGATGATCATCAAGGAGGAATCAAATGAGTAGAGTCAAAGAGCAACTAGAAAATTATAGATTTCTAAAAGAGCGAGTTGAATACTTAGAAAACAGATTAGTAAATGTTAAAGCTATTAGTTATTCTTCTTATGGCTCTACTGGTATTCCTAAGACTAAACAGGATTTGATTCTTGAAAAGGATGAACTCATTAAAGAGATGGATGAGACCAGAAACCTTGTCTATTCAATTAAAGATACAAAGCATAGATGCATATTATGCTATCGCTATCTTGACGGCATGACTATTGAACAGGTAGCGGACGAAATGAATTATTCATCCCACCACGTTTGGAGAATGCTAAGAGATGCATTAAACGAGTTAGAAAATGCACATGAATGCACATGAATGCACATAAATGCAAGTAAATGCGTGTAAATACGTGAAAATGATAGTTTATGTAGTTGAATGTCATGTTATCAGCATTATATAGTTAAAATGTAGAAATAGCTTGAGAGAGAACTATTATCCCAAAGCGCTCATAGTAGCGCTTTTTATTTTGTGAGGATTAAATATGGCACAAGGAATGAGAGGTCACTGGCATCAGTTTTATGAGGATCATTGTGATACTAGGTATGATGATGAACGTCATTGCGATAAGAAGATTGTGTTTTATCGCTGCATGATCTGTGGACGTGAACACGTTGACGTGTACTACAGCAAGCACATAGATGCTAAACATAAGTCTACTAAAGCACTAGAAAAGAACAAAAGGAAACATTATGGCTAGAGGATACAGACCTGACCAGGACAATGCTGGTCATAGAAGACAGTTTCTTATTAATAAGAAAAAGATACTTGCTACGCAGACAGTCTGTGGTATATGTGGCAAGCCTGTTGACTTCGCCAAGAAGTATCCTCATCCTATGTCTCCATGCATTGACCATATTATTCCAGTGGCCAAAGGCGGTCATCCTAGTGACATGGATAATCTTCAGCTTGCACATTGGATTTGTAATCGCGAAAAGAGTGACAAGCTTTTCAGACGAATAGAAGTAAAGAGAGACAGTCAGATAATGAACGATGACCTTCCTCATAAGGTAGATTGGACTACATATAAAGCATCTTAAGACCATTTTTATTGATGGTCTTTTTTGCTGCCAAAAATAGGGGCTATGTAACCCCCTAAGTCCTGAAGATATAGAATCGCTTGTACTACGTGAATTTCTCGCTGACAAGGGTTTTGAAAATCTCAGGCACTAATTCTAAATCACTTCAAAAGCCTCTCAGAAAGGAAAAATACAGGTAAAAACATATGAATTATAAAGGAATCGAATACTTGAGAGCGAAGCTTTCACATAAGAGAACAAAGGTACTGGAATGTTATAAGTATTATAACATGACGGACCAGATGGACCCTTATCAGACCAACACCCTTCCTGAAAAGCTGAGAAGCATAAGCAAGAAGGTAGGTTGGATTCCAAAGGCTGTTGACACATTATCCAACCGTCTTCAGTTCAATGGATTCAGCGAAGACGACATCATGAATCTTGATAAGATCTTCAGAATGAATAATAGAGATGTGCTCTTTGACCAGATGTTCAAGGGTGCAATCATCTCTTCTTGTGACTTTGTATATATATCAAAAAATGATGATGGCAGTGCTAGACTTCAGGTAATAGATGGATCCAATGCCACAGGCATACTAGATACATCTACTATGATGCTCACTGAAGGATATGCAGTATTGGAGAGAGATACAGAATTTGGGCTTCCACTTGTTGAAGCTTATTTCACCACAGAAGCGACATACTTCTATGTCAATAGTCAACATGACCCCTCTATGGATATGGTTAATGTAGCGCCTTATCCACTTTTAGTACCTGTTATCTATAATCCTGATGCAACTAGACCGTTTGGAAGAAGCCTCATATCAAAGTCACTCATTAAGTATGTAGATGATGCTAAAGAAGCATTGAGACTCATGAGTGTAAGCTCAATGTTCTATTCATTCCCTCAGAAGTATGTTGTTGGGCTCGATGATGAAGTAGAACAGTTCGATAAGTGGGGTGCTACAATGTCCTCAATGCTTGCATTTACGAAAGATTCAGACGGAGGTGTTCCATCAGTAGGGCAGTTCAATCAGCAGTCCATGTCTCCATATAATGATGTGCTCAAGACTCTTGCTTCAATGTTTGCTGGAGAGACAGGGCTCACATTAGATGACCTAGGATTTACTACGGAAAATCCATCCAGTGCTGAAGGAATTAAAGCATCACATGAAAGTCTTAGACTGATGGCAAAGAGCGCACAGGACACATTCAGTGTAGGCATCATTAATACAGGATATCTGGCTAAATGTGTTGAAGACAATAAGTCATATAAGCGTACTGAATTCGCGAATATCGCCGTACGCTGGAAGCCAGCATTTGATGTTGATGCAACTATGCTTTCAGGTATTGGTGATGGGGTATCGAAAATTAATGGAGCAATTTCTAACTACTTTGATAAGGGTACGCTTGAAGATCTAACAGGCATCAGATCTTCTAATGACAGTACACCGGCTTATCAAAAGCCTTTAGACATAGATGTAGATGATGGTGAAGAAGATGAACAGTGATGTATCCAAAGAACTGCTCAGAAAAATAAATAAAAGTTTCACTTTAAGTTATCAAAAGTCTGAGAAAGTAAGAAAACTATTATTAGCCATTAAAAGCAAGAATTGTGATTACCTCAAGGCGATGGAATATGCAGAAGAAGTTGGAAGGATTCTAGCTGAAGCATATATGAAGAATCTCTCTTCAGATGTTCTTCCTGATGGCAAGATGTACTACGATATTGCGAGCGCAATACTCAATCCTACATTAGAGAATAATTATGGACTTATTTCCTCTTATGTATGTGATGCAATGGATGTCATGAATGAAAAGGCAGGCATAAATGTTAAGGCAAGAAAACCCTCATACAATGTAGACAAGACATTAGGACTCATTAAAAAGGTATCTGAGGCAGAGTATTTTGATGATGTAAAGAACTATCTAAATGAGCCTGTCATAACCAATGCATTATCAATTGTAGATGAAGGTGCTAGAACAAATGCAGACCTTCACTATAGTATGGGGTATAAGCCAGTCATTGTAAGAAGAGCATCCTTTGGATGCTGCAAGTGGTGCAGAGGTCTTGCAGGAACCCAAGAGTATTATCCCACTATGAATAGAGATATCTTCAGAAGACATCAGAACTGCAGATGTACGGTTATATATGATCCAAGGAACAGCGATGGTAAAGTTCAGGATGTATGGAGTAAGGAACTAAAAGATAAACATTTTTTAGATAGTGCTGCAGAAAGTAAAAATACTAGCAAAACGAAAGCCTATATTGAAGATGTAACTTCTGAATATTATAAAATCAATAGAAAACTTGACAAAAAAGTTATTCTTGAAGAAGGCCTTAAGATAAATGAGCATAAAAATGAAATTGAAGTTGCAGGAATTGTTACAAATGAATTTGGAGGAGAAATAACAGTATTAAAAGAAAATAATCAGACAAAAATGCCTGACTATAAATGGAATGATAAATTTTGGGATTTAAAAACCTGTAGTTCCGAAAAAGCTTGTGACAGTGCAATTAGACACGGGTTGAAACAGATTGCGTGCAATCCAGGTGGGATTATTTTGGATTATAGATCATTTGATGCAGATATTAACAAAATTGTAAAAAATGCAAAAAGCCGCTTGAGGCATAACAATTTAGAAGTAGACATAATGATAATTATGAGCAACGAAATAATCAAAATTTACAGATTTAAAAAATGAAGGGGTGCCCCCCGCCGACACTGGCAAAGGCCACCCCTTACATTTACAGTATAACAATTATTTATGTTAATTACAACAAAAATTATACAGGAGGTGGTGTCAATTGATTGTGACACCTTTTTAATTACACAAAAGTAGGAGGTTAAAGGCACATGTCTAATAAGATAGGCAGACAGACTCCTACGAATAGTTACATTATCCCCTATAAGAGCACATTAGGGAATGAAGCTGTAAAACTATACAACAATACCACACGTAATGCTATGGAATGGCAGGAGATACAGATGATGGACATAATGGCTGTCGATGATGACGGTCAATGGGTCCATATAAAATACGGATATTCTATACCGAGACGTAACGGGAAGTCTGAAATCCTTGTCATGAGAGAATTGTGGGGTCTGCTGCATGGGGAAAAGATTCTACATACAGCACACCGTACAACTACATCACATGCTTCGTGGGAGAAGCTTAAGCAGATGCTTGATGAAAATGATTATACTGAGGTAAAGAGAGCGGATAAGGAAAAGACCTATGAAAAGTCCTATACGGCTACAGCCCAGTTCGGGCTGGAGACAATAAGAATCCTTGATGAAGGCGGGGGAAGCGCTTCCTTCAGAACAAGATCATCAAAGGGAGGGCTTGGTGAAGGTTTTGACCTTCTCGTTGTGGATGAGGCTCAAGAATACACTGAAGACCAGCAGTCAGCACTTCAGTATGTAGTTACTTCATCTGAGAACCCTCAGACACTTATGTGTGGTACTCCACCTACTGCAGTATCTTCTGGTACTGTATTTGTTAATCTGAGAAAGGAATGTCTATCAGGGGGTTCTGATACAAGTGGATGGGCTGAATGGTCTGTTGAACATATGTCCGATGTTAAAGACAGGGATATATGGTATGAGACGAACCCATCACTAGGTCAGACACTGAAGGAGCGTTCCGTTGCAGCTGAAGATTCAAGTGATGAAATTGACTTCAATATACAGCGATTCGGTCTATGGCTTCAGTATAACCAGAAATCCGCAATATCGGAAAATGAGTGGAATGCTCTGAAAGTAGAGACTATTCCAGAGTTTAAAGGTCCTCTCTTTGCTGGTATTAAGTACGGTCACGATGGCAGTAATGTTTCTATGTCGGTCGCAGTAAAGACAAAAAATGACAAAATACTAGTTGATGTCATTGGATGCAGACCTATTAGAAAAGGCAACGGATGGATTATCGACTTTCTTAGAAAGGCGGATGTTGCTATGGTTACAGTAGACGGTGCAAACGGTCAGCAGATGCTTATAAATGAACTTAAAGAAGCAGGCATCAAATTAAAGATGGTCATGCCAAAGACTGCAGATATCATTGCTGCAGGTGCTTCATTTGAAAAGGCTTTATATGCTTCCAATATATGCCATTTTGGTCAGCCGTCGCTGTCACAGTGCGTATCCAACTGTGAAAAGCGTGCTATTGGAACAAACGGGGGATTCGGATACAAGTCAATCATTGAAGGGATTGACATTTCTCTTCTTGATTCGGTAGTGCTGGCACACTGGCAGTGCTCTCTCAAGAAGGCAAGAAAGAAGCAGAAAGTACTTATTTAGAAATTACGTAACTATACGGAAAAATAGGAGAATACATATGAGTTTTACACCAATCAACACACAAGAAGATTTTGACAATGCAATCAAAGAAAGATTAGCTAGAGAAAATAAAAAATATGAAGGATATATGTCACCTGAAGATGTTCAGAAACTCAAGGATACTTATTCATCTTCTGAATCAGAAGAATTGAAAAATCTAAGAGAAGAAAACACAACATTAAAAAATCAAGTGGCAGGTTTCAATAGAAAAGAGCTTCTTAATAAGGTGGCTTCAGATAATAAGCTCCCTTCTTCAGCTACACAGTTCTTAAAAGGAGAAACTGAAGAAGAACTTAATGAATCTGCAAAGGCCCTTGCTGAACTATTCCCAAAACCTGGCAATGAGCCTCCAAGAGCGCCTGAGCCAACAACACCTACCGCGAGCAATCAGCTTGGTGGCGAGATGTCAGACGTTGAAAAGAAGTTCAGAGAAATGAATCCAGATTTAAAATTCTAAATAAAAAAGGAGAATATATATGGCACAAGATATGACATTACAGGAAAGATACTCAAGTTGCGTATTAGCTAAGCAGAGAAAGACATCAGTATTTGCTAAACTATTTAACCAGACTTACGATGGCACACCTACTGCGGGTGCTGTTAAAATCCCTGTAAGAGATCAAGAAGTAGAAGTAAATGAATATGATAAAACAAGCGGAGTCGAGCTAACTACATCTACTACTACTTATATCACACTTCCTATTGATCACGACGCTGCTGTAAATGAATTGATTGACAAGCATACAGCTGCAGCTGTACCTGGAAAACTTGTTGCTGAAAGGTTAGATTCAGCAGGTTATTCAATGGGGATTGAAACTGATACTAATTTAGGAAATGCATTACTTAAATGTACTGCAATCGAGGATACTGCAGCTTTAACACCAGAAACTGTTTATAAGGCTGTAATTGATGCACGAACACAGGCAAGAAAAGCACGCCTTAAAACATCAGAAATGTGGCTTACAGTCACTCCTGATGTGTATGGAATATTATTACAGTGTCCAGAATTCATTAAGCCTTCTAGTTTAGGCGATCAGGTTGTACAGGAAGGTGTAGTAGGAAGAATCGGCGGTATTAATATCTATGAAGTAGATAACTTATCAGATGATAAAGTAGATTTCATCCTAGGCAACAGAATCTTCTGCCATTACGTAGATGATTGGGCTGTCCCTGTTGATGTAGAAGATCTCCACGATGGCAAACACATCGGTGCGTGTGCCGTTCAGGGTAGAAATGTCTACGGTTATAAGATTTCAAAGCCTGCTACTGTATTTGTAAGAAAACATGCATAAGGTGATGTAGATGGATATCTATGCATCAATAGAAGATTATGAAAAAGTCTACAACATCATTTTAAATAATGAACAGCAGAAACGCTTATTGGTACTCATTGAACTAGCTTCCTCTCTTTTACGAGAGGAAGCTAATAAAAGAAAAATAAATCTAAGTGCAGTGATCAATTCATCCGATGATAAAGCAAATGTCGCTAAGATGGTTGTTCTAGCGTGTGTGCATCGTGTAATGTCCAAAGACGATGAACAGGATATGCCGCTTGAGCAGTTCTCACAGTCAGCACTTGGATATACTTTTAGTGGTACATATGTGAATCCTGGTGATGACCTTTATTATCTGAAAAATGAGTTAAAAAGAATGGGCATCATCAAGCAGAGATATGGAGCAATGGAAATCTATGAGACTTAGAGGAATCACGATAACTGTATATCAGAAAAAGCCTATTGGCAGTGATGCGTTTGGGCATATGCTGTATGAACATGTCCCGGAACAGGTGGATGATGTTCTTGTAGCGCCAGTCAGCAGTTCGGAATCATCATCAAATCAGAATGTATCTATTTCCAAGACTCAGTATAATCTTGCCATTCCTAAAGGCGATACACACGACTGGACAGACACTAAAGTGGAATTTTTTGGCAAGACATGGAAGACAGTAGGTGAATCAGTAGAAGGAATTGAAGAGAACATACCTCTTCGATGGAATAAGAAAGTAGTGGTGGAAAGATATGAGTAATCATTATGAATTCGAACTGAACAAAGAGGGCGTAAGGCAGTTGCTGAGTGGCTCTAAAATGCAGAACATTGTTTCAGCATACGGGGAAAGAGTTCAGAAAACAGCCGGCGAAGAGTATGAAATGGAAGTAAAATCCAACAAGGACCGATGCTTTGTGAGGGTCAGTCCTTCAACACCGCATGCATACTATTCTGAAAGAAAGCACAATACATTGCTTAAAGCTCTTGGCTCTGCGAGAGGTAAGTAGACATGATCATAGAATCTTTAATTATAGAATATCTTCAGAAGAAGACGGGAGTATCCTGCTATGCACAATATGATGATGCATCTCAGGATACTTTTATTGTTGTAGAAAAAACAGGAGGATATACTGATAATTTCATCAGACATGCAACTCTTGCAATACAGTCGTATGGTTCTTCACTTTATGAAGCTGCTGTTCTCAATGAGAAGGTAAAAGAAGCAATGAATAATGCTGCAGAGTGTCCAGAAATCTCTGCAAGTAGACATAATAGTGATTATAACTATACAGATACAAGTACAAAGCATTATAGATACCAGGCAGTGTATGACCTGGTTTTTTAATTATAAGGAGGAAAAGATATGTCAAATGTAGATGCATCAAATGTAACAACAGGCAAGCCTAAGATTGGCGGCGCTGTTTGGTCAGCAACTGCTGGTGCAGCTCTGCCAACCGATGCCAAAACACAGTTGGATAAAGCGTTTAGCTCACTTGGCTATTGTTCGGAAGATGGTTTCATCAACGATTTTTCATCATCAAAAGAACCAATCAAAGCGTGGGGTGGAGTAGTTGTAGGATATACAGATGAAAAATTTGAAGACGGTTTCACAGTTGGTTATATAGAGTCGTTAAATCCCAACGTATTAAAAGAGGTTTTTGGTCAAGACCAGGTTACAGGAGATCTCGATTCGGGTATGACTACAAAACTCAAAGAAGGACCAAAAGGATATAGATCACTTGTTGTTGAAATGGTTCTTGCAGAAGGCACAGTTCTAAAGAGAGTAGTTGTCCCTAAATGCATGTTGGAAAAAGTTGATAAGGTCACATACTCAGATGAAGATGCCGTTGTATATAACTGTACATATAAAGCGGAAAAAGACAGTGATGGATTTTATCATCATGAATACTTTGTTAAAAAAGGAGAATAGTAAATGGAAGGATTTATTGAAGGTAAAACAGCTTCAGGATTCAAATACAAAATCAATAAGCGTCTTGTAAATGATTACGATTTTATTGAAATGTACAATAATTTTGTAAAAACCGGGATTGGAATGCCTGATGTTTTAAAGTACATGATCGGGGAGGAAGGTTATGAATCTCTGAAGGCATACTGCAGAAGAAAAGATGGCTTTCTTTCTCTTAAGAGAATGCAGTATGAAATGAATGACATTATGAATACCAAGATTGATGATGATGTTGAGTTAAAAAACTTGTAATCCTCGCAAACCTTTTGCGAGGTTATAAGCACCAGATTATATGTGATTTAGCTGAAACATATCACATTCATGACTTCATGGCGTATAAACCTTCTTATATCTATATTCTTATTGAAGGGCTAAGAGATGATTCTAGGTTAAAAATGGCAATATCAGGGCAGAACACAGACAACGGTACAATATTAAATGCGCTTGCTGTTGATTATTTAGCGCTATTGGCATGGTCTAAGACAAAAGATGCCCAAAAAAATAAGAATCGTCCAAAATCAATCTATGAAAAGTTGATGAACCTTTCAAAGGATGAAGCAATTGAAGGATTTAACTCTGCTGAAGAATTCGAAAAAGCAAAAAATGAGATCTTAGTGAAAGGAGGACACTAAATGGCAAAACAGAACGGTACTGATTTAGGAAAAGCTTATGTGCAGATTGTTCCTTCTGCGCAGGGCATCAAAACCGCAATTGAAGACGTCATGGGCAAGCCTGTTGAAGAGCAGGCGGATAAGAGTGGTCTGACTTTTGGAAATACGCTTGTTTCTAAAATCAAAGGTGCTATAACACTCGCCGGTATAGCAAAATTCATTGGCTCTTCTTTAACGGAAGGCGGAGCCATCCAGCAGTCAATCGGTGGTGTTGAGACACTATTCGGAGCAAGTGCTGAGAAACTTAAGAAATACGCTCAGTCAGCTTATAAGAACGCTGGTATTAGCGCTAACTCTTATATGGAACAGTCAACCTCTTTCGCGGCTGCTCTAGTCAAGTCCTGTGGCGGCAATACTGAAAAAGCAGTTGAAGTTGCAAACACTTCTCTTGTTGATATGTCAGACAACGTAAACAAGTTCGGGTCTAATATGGAAGACGTTCAAAATGCTTATCAGGGATTTGCCAAACAGAACTATAGTATGCTCGATAATTTAAAACTTGGGTATTCTGGCTCGAAAGCAGAAATGCAGAGACTGCTTGCAGATGCTCAAAAGTTGACAGGAGTGCATTATGATATTAACAACCTATCTGACGTGTACAGTGCCATTCATGCTATACAGGAGAATCTAGGCATAACTAACACTACTGCAGAAGAAGCCAAGACAACTTTTGAAGGTTCTTTCGGAATGGTAAAGGCAAGTGTTCAGGATATGCTTGCATCATTATCTACAGGAGATAATGTAATGCAGTCTTTTAAGAACATGATGAGTTCGTTAGGTATATTTGTAGGCAATAATTTTGTGCCAATGTTAGTGAATATTGGCTCTTCATTCGGAACAATTCTTGGAGGAATAGCCGACAATATACCATCTATGCTTCCGGTTATTCTTGATAAGATACAATCCTTTGCTTCTTCCTTAGCAGCAAAGGCACCTGATTTCATTAAAAGTGGATTCGAATTATTAAATAAGTTAGCTGAAGGAATCGTTTCAGCGCTTCCTGTTCTTATTTCTAAGGTACCGACAATTATTTCTACTTTCGCAAATATTATCAACGATAACGGCCCTACAATTCTCATGTGTGGTCTTCAGTTAGTCGGTAAGCTTGCTATAGGAATTGTACAGGCGATTCCTACGCTTATTCTAAACATTCCTAAGATCATCACAGCAATCGTGGATGTGTGGAGTGCATTCAACTGGATTAATTTAGGTAAAATGGCTATTACCGGTTTAGGAAATGGAATTAAGTCATTATTTGGCTTTCTAAAAAATACAGGTAAAGATACAGTTGAGAATGTTTTGATTAATGTTATGCTTCTTCCAGAAAAATTAAAAGGGGTAGGTGGCAAAGGTATTACCTTCTTAGCTAACGGCATTAAATCCATGTTCGGGGCGCTTGGTGGCGCTGCAAAAGGAATCATCAATGCAATTACCGGGGCCGTAACTTCACTTCCTTCTCATATGATCAACATTGGTAAGAATGTTGTTGAAGGAATATGGAAGGGCATTTGGAATATGTCCGGTTGGTTGACTAAGAAAATCGGCGACTTTGCAAGTGGAATTGTAAAGAACTTCAAAGGATTCCTAGGAATTCATTCGCCTTCTGCAATTATGAGAGATATGGTTGGTAGATTCATTGGTGAAGGTATTGGTGTCGGAATTTTAGGTTCATTTGATACTGTCAGAAATGACATAGCATCATTTAATAATTCACTTGTTGATGAATTTAAACGAAATGACAGTTTTGGCTCATTGACAACATTTAGTGCTGTGAAAGAAGTCAAAATGCAGCTAATTAATGAAGGGTTTGATGGACAGTATTCTGAAAATAGAAAAGGCGATATCTATCAGACAATCAATATTACAGCACCTGATGCTGTAGATCCTTCTGAAGTATCAAGACAGACCAGAAACGCTAATAGAGAATTGATTCAAAGATTGAAGGGTGCGTGATGATTTTTGGAGAATAAAGAATATAGGACGATCACATGTACTAACTCGAATGGATATTCAATAATCTTCACTGAGACATCACTGTCTCCTTTTGTTATTACAGATTGCGACGGCTTATATAACATAATATATAATGTCAATCTTCAAGAGAATGGAAATTCTGATGGCGCATCAATATCAGGGCACACAATGAAATATAGAAACATTGTACTAGAAGTAACTGATAATGAGCACTATGCCAATCATAGAGAGATGCTTAGCAGACTTTTTTCACTCAGTGGCACGCTTGAATATGATGATGGCATTCACAATAGAAAAATTAACTATACTGTAGAAAAGGTTACAGGATTAGATGGTACATTCTATAAACGCACTCATCAGATATCACTTATATGTGAGAATCCTTATTTTACTGATATAGAAGATAACAATGTCGTAATGTCGTCAATCACACCACTGTTTGAATTTCCTCACGAATTCGTAGAGGAGGAAATATCAAGAATAGAAAGAGTGCAGAATTTGGAAATTGATAACCAGAATGGTTCTGAAACAGGTATGACTATTACTATTGAAGCCCTAGGGAGTGTCTTAAACCCTTCAATTTCTATACTGGAATCAGGTGAACATATGACTGTAGGTATTTCTGGTAAAAAGGATTTCACATTAGAAAACGGTCAAAAACTTATAATCACAACGCTTGTGGATGATTGTCATGTTTATCTTTTAAAGAGCAGGCAAAAAGAAGAAATAAATATGTATCTGCCTTCATCTGCAGATTTCATAAGACTGCAGCCTGGAACTAATCATATAGGATATACTGCAGAATCAGGTGAAGAAAATATGACTGTATCAATCTCATTTAGAAGAAACTATGTGGAGGCCTAATTTATGATTATAAGAATCTATGATAGAGACATGAATTTTCTGGGTCAGATTGAAAATGTTTTTTCTCTCCAGTGGAGGCGAAAATACACTTCATGCGGTGAGTTCGAAGCACATTTTCCGTTAACTGCATATAATGTGCAGCTGCTAAAGCTTGAGAATCTTTTTTATCTGAAGGGTAAAAAAGAGTGTGGAATCATTGAAAGTATTTCAATATCCTATGACAAGTTAAAAGAGATTGTGATCAAAGGAAGATTTGCATCATCATATTTCTATAGAAGAATTATAAAGGGAACATACAATTTCAACGGGCGTGTTGAAACATCCATGAGAGAACTAGTAATAAAGGCAGATATTCCGGGGGTTGTGTTAGGCTCTGATAATGGCTATACAGAAAAAGTCAGTTATCAGGCTACCTACAAAAATATACTTACTTATATTGAGAAGCTGTCACAAGCTTCTGATATAGGCTTTCGTTTAAGGCCAGATTTCGATGAAAAGAAGTGGATATTCGAAACATTCAAAGGCGTTGACAGATCAGATGGTCAGTATGATATACCGCGTGTAATCTTTTCACAGAAAAACGGAGATATTGAAAAGGCTGCATACAGTGCTAATTCAAAGACATATGCAAATGTGTGCTATATCGGAGGTCAAGGTGAAGGATCAGCAAGACAGATAGAGATAACAGGCAGCACATCTTCCTCCGGGCTCGATAGAAGAGAGATATTCATCAATGGGTCTGATATCTCTAAAGAAAATATCAGTGATTTTGAATATAAGAACGCACTCATTGAAAGAGGAAATACAACACTTAACAGCAATATGCTTGCTGAATCATTAGAAAAAGAAGATAAAATCAGAGGGAATTACAACTATCCTTCTGATTATGATCTTGGAGACATAGTTACAAACAGATTTGAGTATTGGGGAATGTCTTCAAATGATAGAGTTACGGAGATTAATGAGGTATACGAGCACGGAGTAATGAAAGCTGTGCCTACATTTGGTACGCCTCTCCCCTCGACAATAGATTGGAGTGATAACATTTAATGACTACAGATGAATATGGGTATCCGTTTGATTCATCAGACGGCGATAGAAGGATGTCAGCAGCTTCATGGCGTAAAATGCTGGGAGAATTATTTACTAATGGCATCTTTACAACAAACGATTTTTATACGCAGGCTAATAACAGCATGCAGATTACAGTGAACCCCGGAAATACGTTCATCAAAGGTGCTTTCTTCCCTTTAAATGAAGAGAAGGTGCTTACTATTGATGGCTCTGATGGAACATATGATAGATATGATGCAATTGCATTAGAATTCAACTCTTCAGAAAGAAAAATTGCTTTAAAGGTTATTAAAGGTAGTGCTGATGGAAAGTGGCCTTCACCAAAAAGAACAGATTCTGTATATCAGATTTATGTTGCAGTGGTTCATGTCCGCAAAGGCACTACCACTCTTATTCAAGATGATATAAGTGATACAAGAAGTGACTCTTGGTATTGTGGGTACGTTACATCGACTGGATCGCAGGAAAGATTCGAGCAGGAATTAACTGATCTAAAGTCAAAAGCAAACGCTCAGGAAAAGAGCAACCGATGGAGTGACTGGATTTCGTGTGGTAGAAACGGATGTGGAATAACGTTGAAGTATAGATACAATGATTTTGCAAAACTCTGCGAAATAAACTGGGATGGTTTAGTTAATACGGTAATTGGTGGAAACACCATGGGGTTTATGTGGACAGGGTTTCCTAAAGATAAGACCCCAAACACAAACGTATTTGTTCCCGCTTTGTACCCAGGAGGCACTTTGGCTATTAGATTCTATCCACGAACAAATGATATAACAGCAGGCAATTGGACTATCACATCTTTGCTTGGCAACGTAAGCAATGCATACGTATGCGGTACATTCATTTATTCATATGCATGAGAGGAGGGTGAAATATGGTAAAAATTATAATTAATATTGACGGCAAACCGTCTCCTAATAGTTTTGAAGCTGGAAATCAATGGGAGAACCTAGATCAGGAAGTAACATTTTCTTTTCCTGAAGCTTTTTCTAAACTGTATAAATACGTAGTTGCTCGCACGTACAAAGAGGATACGAAAGAAAATATTACCAGAGTCTTTCCTCTGGTAAAAAATAAATTGGTCATCGGATCGTCTATTACATGTATACCTGGGACATGGTACCTATATACATTATGTAAATCGTCTGAAGTTAATTTGGATACCAAGACAATTGATCTTCGTGCGCAAAAAGGCGAGCACATCAGTATTTCTGATGTGATTGTAGCAAAAGTAAATGCTAATGATATTGATGCAGCCGCAATTGAAAACATTGAAATTGACCCAAATATCAAAATTCTGTATGACGAACTTTTTGATTTTAAAGCTGAGCTTGAAAACAATGAAGCAGCTAGGCAGACAAACGAATCATTAAGAAAGCAAGCTGAAGTTTTGCGTGTAAACGCAGAAATTGAAAGAGCAGAAGCAGAGTCTGCTAGAAATGATACTGAAATCATTCGAGTAGATAATGAAAATGTCAGAAAACAGGCAGAAGCCGAAAGAGTCACGAATGAGAATCAGCGCATTAAATCAGAGCAGTCTAGGCAGTCTGCAGAATCGTCTAGAGTGTCCGCTGAATCTACCCGAATTGAAGTAGAAAAAACAAGGGTTAATGCAGAATCTCAAAGAGCTACTGTCGAATCCTCTCGTGTATCTGCAGAATCAAAACGAGTTGAAACAGAAAAAGCAAGAGTTAACGTAGAATCCCAAAGAGTTACTGCAGAATCATCAAGAACATCTGCAGAGGCTAAGCGTGTAGATGCTGAAAAAGCAAGGGCTAATGCAGAATTACAAAGAACTGCTACCGAATCCTCTCGTGTATCTGCTGAATCCAATAGATCATCCGCAGAAAGACAGAGAGCAGAAGCTGAAACGAGCAGAATCAATGCTGAGCAGTCTAGAAGTGATGCTGAAAAATTAAGAGCATCTGCAGATGCTAAAAGAACTGCTGATACAGCTGCCGCATTAAAAACTTTAGAGGATGCGGTTGCATCTGAAAGAGAAAAATACAGTCAGCAGTTTTTTGAAAATTACTTTGCTCTACAGAGAACTGGAAAGGTATATACAGTCAAATTCCCCAAATGGGCGACAAGCCAGATATCTGCTGGCGAAAAACTTGACGACAATAAAGGATTAATATGCGAACCTTCAACTAGAACTATTAAAGGACATGATGATTATGAGTCTATTCCTCTATTCAGAACATTCGATGTTAACGCCTACGTTGATGATGATGGTGTTAGACATGTAAGTGCGATCAAGGGAGATCACAATTATAGGGATGTTGGTGAAGTCGATGTATTCGTGCTTGGTATGTCTTACTATGAGCGACACTATGAGGATGATAAATACTGGTACTATAGCCGTACCGATATGCCTAAAGAAGGATTCACTGTCGCTAGGGAATGCATCAATAAGGATGGCTCAATTCAACCATTTGGGTTGTATGGTAAATATGTTGCTGGATTAATCAATAAAAAACCATATTCGTCAAAAGGGTTGAAACCTATGCGATACTATAGTGGCAGCACTTCAGAATTTGGATTCAATAGTGTTGCTAATTCTTTCTTTGATATGCCTCAGACTATGGCAAAGAAGGGAAAATATTATTCCGGTGGAATGACGTGTGACTATAAGTACATCGCAACTTCGTTCTGGCTGAAGTTCCCTACACTCAACTTCCAAAGCGTAATGAGTGGATGCACTGGATATAGTGGTCAGTTTACTGCGTCAATGCAGTATTCAGACAATCGCACTTATTTCCCATTATCAAAAAGCAACGCGGAAAGCATCAAGGTCGGTAGCTATGTGTCTGTTGGCTATAAAGCAAAAAGTGGTAATTCGCTATCAAATGATAGAGCATTTTCGACTATGCATGCATATGCCGACGATGTGAAAGTGTTAAGAAAAGAGGATATTGATGATAGCAATGTGGCAGTATATCTAGATGTTGAAACAGGATTCAATACTATGCCTGTTTCTGTTACAGATACACTATCAAGCGATATTATGATTTCGACTATGCACTGGCATAGTGGATATAGCGATGATATTCTAGGCCGAGACGGTGCTCCGTGTGATTTGAAAAAGGAGCTGACTAATGGTATATATCCTGCATGCATCCAAGGCATCGAATGCTTTGTTGGGGGCTATGAAACATACGCAAACGCATTCATGAATATATTAGATGCTAATCATCGAGAAGTGTACATCACCAACGATGCTACGCTGATCAACACTAATGCTACTACTATGATGAATACATTTGAAAAATCTAAGTATACTATGTCAGTAACTACTCCATCTCAGTGGAATTACATCACAAAGGTTGATTTAGATTTAGAGAATGGTGCATTTATTCAATCTGAGGCTGGACAGAGTGGTTCTTCTTCAGCAACAGGATATGCTGATGCAGTGTATTTTGATGATGGAACGAGCGGTCAGCGCGAGTTTCTCGCTTTCGGCGCCCTCGACGGCTGGTCTTCTGCCGGTTTGTTTTGCTGCTCTGGCGGCAGCGGCTTGTCGGATGCCTACTGGCTCGTCCTGGCGCGCCTATCTTTGAATGGGGTGGGGGGTGAATTGACTACATCGTAGTCAAGAGGGGTCCTCCCCTCATTTTTTTAAAAAATAAGGGCTTCTGATTATATGCTGGATGTTCTCGCTTTCGGCACCCTCAACAACTGGTCTAATGCCGGATTGTTTTACTGCAATGGCAACAACGGCTTGTCGAATGCCAACTGGAACATCCTGGCGCGCCTATCTTTAAGAAAATGAAAAATCAGAAGTCGTACCTAAGTAGGACGCTCACATATGAGCCTTTAGCAATCGCTAAGAATAGCATGTGAAACCAATCCACATAGTGGTGCCTATGTGAAAGACATAGGCAGAGTCTAGTAGAGAAACCGAACGGCTCAAATCATGCAAAGATAGATTTTTAAAGCTATACGCTTTTTATATATTAAGGAGTTAAATTGAAACGATATCTAAGTGGATTTAAATTTACGGAACAAATGATAGAAGATGCGGTATATGACTGTCTGAATGGTGCTGGGAATTCCAGGACACGATGGCATCGAATGGATGTAGCACACTTCATTGCTGATTATATGATACGTCTGAATATGTCTAATCAGAATCGCCGTGCTCTTGCGGCCAAGATGCATGAGTACATCTGCACTCATGATGATTATAGGCTATATTTTAAAAGCCTTATTAAGGATATATCAAAAGATGTATTTCATGAGATTACAAATAGAAACATTCAGCTGGAACCTATCAATTACTTGAAGAAGAAGGATAACTGCAGTGGAAAAATAAGAGATATCGGCATAGCATCGATTAAGCAGCAGATATATGATCATGTCTGTGTTATGGCTTGTCACAATATGTTTATGAGCAAGATTGGAAGATACCAATGTGCTTCTATCAAAGGCAGAGGACAATCCTATGGTAAGAAAACGATTGAACGCTGGATAAGGAAGAATCCTAAGAAATGTCGCTGGATATGGAAGGGCGATATTAGAAAGTTCTATCCTTCTGTTTCTCATAGAGTAATCAAGAAATTATTAAGAAGAGACATTAAGAACGATGACGTTCTATACGTTCTCTTCTTCTTGATTGACAGCTATGGAGATAAAGGATTATGCATAGGCTCATATCTGTCTCAGTTTCTTGCAAATTATTACTTATCATATGCATATCATTTTCTCGATGAAAAGTGCTTTAAAACAAGACACAAAAGAAATGGCAAGAATACAAATGTACGATTGCTATCACATCATTTGTTCTATATGGATGATATCATCATATTTTCTCCTAATAAGAAATATCTGCGGATGTGCATCAAGAAGCTGTTTAAATATCTGCAGATGAATCTAGAGTTAGAAGTGAAGCCTGAACATCAGCTTTTCAAGTTAGATTCAAGGCCTATAGATATGATGGGATTCAAATTCTATACTTATAAGACAACGATTAGAAAAAGAATCTTCGTCAGAATAAACAGACTGATTTCTAAATATCGCAATCCCAACAGGATTATGACTCTTGCTAATGCTAAGTCAATAATGTGTTACAAAGGATATTTAGATCATTCTGACTCTAGAAAGTACAAAGAAAAGCACAAATTCGAAAGAATCGCGCTTACGGCAAGGAGGGTGATTAGGAATGCAAACAGCAGTATTCACTGAGCATCAGCCAGCATATAGATACATGTTGGTGGATGATAACAGAGCAGATGTATTTATTTACAAATATCTGCAAGATTACAAAACAGAAGAATCGGACGATGTAGCATACGTATATCAGTTCAATTCATTTAGTGTTGATCCAATGACAATCACAGAAGCAATGGTTGCTGCAAATTCTTTGGATTACATTAATTATGAACCGACTGAATTATCTAAAACATCTGATGAACGAATTACAGAATTAGAAAGTACAGTCACTGATCTGCAGATGGCGCTATGTGATATATTCGAAAATATGGAGGGATGATAGATGGCATATACTTATATTATTAAAACGTATGCTGACTTAGTCAGAAAAGGTAAAAAGACCTTAGGCTCTATTCCTGTTGAAAAAAACGGACAACCTATCAGAAGCGAAGTAGAAAAAGAACTAAAAAGAGAGGGCAATTAAATGAGATTATATGACACATCATTAAAATACATGGATGCAATCAACGCATTAGGAGGCACTGTTGTAGCGGTATTGACTGCAGCATTAGGCACGCATTGGTTTCTGTTTGTAGGCTTTTTACTTTTAAACGTAGTGGATTACATTACAGGAGTCAGAAAATCACGACTAACAGGTAAAGATAACAGTGCCAAAGGAGTGCGAGGGGTTTGGAAGAAACTCGGCTACTGGCTAATGGTGCTTGTTGCCTTTCTTGCATCAGCTATTTTCATTGAGATTGGACAGACAATTAATATCGATTTGACTATCACAACTTATGTGGGATGGTTCACATTAGCATCTCTCATTATCAATGAATTAAGAAGCATTATCGAAAACTTCGTTGAAGCAGGTGACAATGTACCCGTGGTGCTTACTAAAGGATTAGAAGTAGCAGAAAACGCTATCAACAAGGAGAATAACAATGGGTAATGACGAATTTCTAAAGATTGCAACCGAAGAAGTAAGAAGATATACAAACGAACATCTAGAAGATCCACAGGATTTCGATATCTATGTTGTGTGGGTGTGCAAGACACTTCAAAATAACAAGGCTTTACTATCAACTACGCTTTCAGATGGTATGTATTTTGAGGCTACTTATAACGGAGACAAAAAAGAATTATACTTTGATGCCTATCATAAATTAGAAAACAGATGTATTAAGGTGGAGGATTAAACAATGGAATTACAAGACACTGTAGAACTTATGAACAGTTCTGATTATAAGGATAGATTCAAGGCTGAGTACTGGCAGGCAAAAATCAGATATGACAAATTAGATGATATGACTGTCAAGTATGAGGCACGTACTTTGACATTCATTCCTAGATGCTCACTAGATTTATTAAAAGAGCAAAAAAAGCATTTAGGAAATTATATTCGCACTCTTAAGATTAGAGCGGAAATCGAAGGAATTGAATTATAAGAAAGAGGGTATAAAGTATGATTATTAATGTACACGCTGGACATTCTTTAAAGTGTCGTGGCGCAAGTGGACTATTAGACGAAGTCAAGGAAGACAGAAAAGTTAAAAACAAAGTAATTGAGTTGTTAAGAGCAAACGGACATACTGTTTATGATTGTACAGATGATAACGGAGCATCACAAAATGCAAATCTAAGAGCAATCGTTAATAAATGTAATTCACATTCTGTTGATTTAGATGTGTCTATTCATCTAAACGCAGGAGGTGGAACAGGAACAGAAGTCTATATTTATAGCAGTAAATCAAAAGCAAAAGATGAAGCAACTAGAATTGCAGAAAAGATTTCTAACACTTTAGGCATTAGAAATAGAGGTGTTAAAACATCTACAAAGTTATATGTGTTGAGAAAGACTAATTCTCCAGCACTACTTGTTGAGTGCTGCTTTGTTGACAACGCCACAGATAAGGCTCATTGGAACGCTGACAAGTGCGCAAAGGCAATTGTAGAGGGTATCTTAAATAAGAGCGTCAATGAACATCCTACACCTAAGCCACAGAGCAATACATCTAGCACTTTAGGTACTTATATGATTACTGCTAGTGATTTAAGTGTCAGAACAGGACCAGGAGATAACTATAGAAGAAAGACATATGAGGAATTAACTAAGAATGCTAAAGCCCACGATTACGACAAGGACGGCTGTCTAAATTATGGCACTCGTGTTACTGTGTCTAAATTCGATGGAGATTGGGCAAAGATTCCAAGTGGTTGGGTTGCTAGAAAGTATTTGAAAAAAGTCTAATTTAAGTTTTATTATGAGTTTATTCATAAAGATGTTGACTAAACTCGACTAAATCTCGACTAAATCTCGACTACACAACAATTTAAAGCATAAGAAAAGACCAGGGCTTAATTGCTCTGGTCCTTTTTTGCGTTTTCAATAACTGCTTCCATGGCTTCTCTGAAAACAGCAGACTGCTTTATTCCTAGTTTCTCACATGCCTCTCTGAACTCGGTGACAAATTCAGTTTTGTAACTAACGCTTACTGTTTTCATATTACTTTTTGTCCACTGTCTGACATATTCTTTTTGATTGAATTTTTCTTTTTCCATACTCAACTTTCCTTTGCTAGAAGATACATACCTAAAAGCATCATCAGTATTCCTATTAGCCAATAGCTTTTGTACACTGTTAATGCAATTCCTGAAAACATTACTATAATTGCTATTTTCTGTTTCATAGATTTGTGATATCATTTAGATGAAGAAGGAAGAAGAAGTTCTTCCTTTGTGAATTACTTCTTCTTTTTCTTTTTATTGCTCTGTGTAATGCTCTTTGCTAGTTTGGCGCCTACCCAAGAAGCAATCACTGTAGCAATCGGTTGGGCGAAATTGTTAAAGATTTCGCTCAATTTTTTTA